CAATTTTGCCTTTAATGCAGGGAGGAGAATAATGAGTGTTATTAGTATGTTTGCTAACGGTGAAATTGTAGCACTCGATGCAACATTATCAGTAGGTTATTCTAAAGGTGCTCAGATATCAACATCTACTATATTCAAAGGTGCATCTATTAGTGATAACTATCGACCAGACAAACCTACATTGAATGTTTCGGGAGTAGTTACGGCAACTAAAACCAGATCTAATGAAGAGGGTGTGAAAACACCTTCTGAATTTAGGGAGATGATTGATAGTTGGATTGACAATCAATACCTTATAAGTATCTACGGGACTTTTGATGGAGCTATACCAAACCTTTCTAATATAGCTATCTCTAATTACAATGTGGTTAGGGATGGTCAACGTGCCGATGGTTTGATGGTTAGTTTTTCACTACAACAACTTGATATATCTACATCTGTTAGTAAAACTTCTGTTACTGTGCCTAAATCTTCTACAAATGGTTTAACGTCAGAACCCTCCACTAACACTGTAGAGGGTAAAACTACAGATATTACCACAAAGATCCCTACATCTCAAAGTGGGAGAGATAAGTATGGGTCGGATACGGTAGACTATGTAAGGGAAGATGGACAAGTTATACCTAATGGTTTACCTTGAATAATAACCGTTAAAATGTTATAATCTAGGAATAAGAAGGATATATGTCAATATCATTAAATGTAAAAAGTAGTAAGCTTAATGAGGTTTACACTTTCAACATCGGAGGTATTAAATACTACTTACACTGTTACTATAACAATAGGGCAAATGGTTGGCAAGTAGTTGTTTATGATTCTGATAACAACCCTAATAAAGTTTCTAATCCAGAACCATTAGTGTATTTAGGTAAAATGATGCCTAACGCTGCTTTGACATGGGGGTATGTTGGAGAAGATTCTTTATTTCAAGGTGAAATTGTCTGTATGGATACAATAGGTATTGGGACTGATCCTGTTACATTGAACAACTTTGGTGACGGCAAACAATATCAATTAGTGTACTTTACAGAAAGTGAAATAGAAGATTTTCGTTTAAGTGAATGGACTACATACAAATAGTGTAAATTTATAGGAGTCTGAAGTGTGTCTTTAAATTATAAAAGATATTATAGAATAAAAATAGGTATCCCTGAAAAGATTGAAACTATAGCATGGACTTATGAATGTTCTATTGATGCTACAGACTCTTATAATTCTTATGGTTACATGGGTATTCTTTTCAATGATGATACAAAGCTTAATGCGAATACGCCTTATAAACTAGGTAATCCTATTACACAAACAATCCCCTCTGATGCAATATCCCTTAGTAATTTACCAAGTGAAGGTCAATCTGTTAGGGGATTTGATTTTGAGTTTACAACTCGAAGAAGTTATTCACAAAAATCTGATAAGAATGAAACATCTACTTTAACTATAAAGAACCTTAGTCCAGAAATAATTGAGTACCTTAACAAAGAGGGTTGTGTTGTTCAAGTGGAAGCTGGTTATAGTGATCCAGAAGATCTTGATTTATATTATGTAGGTAATGTTTCTTATGTAAGAACCCAAAGAAGCAATGTCGATATTAACTATATAATTGGATTAAAAGATAACCTTTTACCCATAAAAAATACTAAAGTAAGTATTGATTACAATGAAGAGAGTTCTAAAGCTGATGTTATAGCCACATTAGGTAGATTGTATGGAAGTGTTCTAGGTAATATGTCTTTAGAAAAATTGAAAAACTCTAAGATAATAGGAGGACTTTCTTTAGAAGGTAAACTTTCTGATGTAATAAATACCTTAGCTAAAAAATGGAAATTTGAGTTTACCAATTTTAATGGGACTTTCTCAGCAAGAGAAAGGGATATCACATCAACAGATGCCAATTATCAAAAATTAGCTAAAAATACTTGGGAGTTTATAGATACTGATAATAATGTTATCGATCTTGTGGAAGATAATACTAACAGTGATAAACTTCAAAAAGATAAAAACTCTAAGAGACAAGTTACTATCACAACATTTTTAACTCCAATGAAGATTGATGAATTCTTTACAATCCCACCTGAATTAAGTGAAGAACTTTCTGGTACATATAAAATTATTGATTTAAGTTTTGTTATTTCAAGTACAGGTGCATTTCAAACAATTGCTAAAGGAGAAGTAATGTAATGGCCAAGAATCTATCAAAATCATTTTTTACTTCTCTACCAACTGTTAAAGATACTGTCAGTAAAGAAGTGTTTTCTATTATTAATCAGAATGTGAGAATAAATCTCCCTGCTATTGTGGTTAATGTTGAAGACTATTCTTCTTCACAATGTATTGATGTTCAACCATTGATTGGGGCAACTTATACAGATGGGGACTATTATAAATCACCTAAGATAAAGAAAGTTTTTGTTAAAATGAATAACGCAGGGACTTTCAAAGAAACTTATCCAATTAAGGTTGATGATGTTGTTACTTTACATTGGACACACAAAGATCTTAATTCATATTTAAATCTTTCTGATAAAAAGGAATTCTCTTTTCCAGATGAAGATGATCGTTGGGAATTAAATGATGTATATGCAACAGTAGGTTTTGGTACAAGATCCGATAACCAATCACCTGACCCAGATAACTATGTTTTTAAAACTGAGAATGGTGATTATTCTTTAGTGATCACTCCATCTGGAGATGTTACAGAAGATAGTGTTAATAAAACTGTTAATAATGAAACCTATATAGAAAACAATAATACTTCAACAGTTAATACCACTACGAGAGAAGAAAACTCCACAGAACATAATATTAACACAGATGCCTTCACTGTAACAGCCCCTCAATCAACTGTAGATGGTCTTTTAGATGTAACAGGGGTAACATCAGCTCCAATCTTCCAAGGGGTTATACAAGGTGTTGGAGGAGGTAATGCTACCAGTGATAAAGAGTTCTCTGCAACTAAGTTACATGCTGGGGATGGTGCTACAGGTACAGTGGTTACACAAAGTGGGGTAACATTAGAATTTGTAGATGGGATATGTATTTCAATTTCATAAGAGGTGAAAATGGATTTCTTAATAGATAACAAAACAGGAGATCTTGATATCTCAGGTGGTTTGGAAACAGTTTCAGGTGGTAAACAAAGGCAACAACAATTAAGAATTGGTATGACTATCAACTTAGGTGAGTGGTTTATTGATATTAATGAAGGTATTCCTTATATTAACACTGGAGAGGGTGGTTTAAGTGGAAGTATCTCTTGGTTACTAAGTGATAATATACCCAATAAAGAAAGTTATATTAAAGATACTTTAGATAATTATATTAAGAATAAAGATTGGGTGACAGAGTTAGTATCTAGTGGCTACACCTTTGATCGTGAAAATAGAGAATATATTTACAATTATACAGTTAAAACAGAAGAGGGTGATGAGTTTACAGATGTAGCTTTGTCATCTTCTTAATATTAAAATAAGGAATATAAAATGGCAGGTGTTACACCCACAGGTTTTGTAACTAAAACATTTAATGAAATACGAGATGCAATATATTCTGATGCAACTTCAGAAGAGTTTTTTGGTGCAGATTTCCCCACTACCCCTGACAGTCCTTTTGGTAACTATACATCTGTTATTGCAGCTGCAATTAAAGAGTCTGCTTGGGATTTAGCACAAATGGTTTATGACCAATTAGATATTGCTAAAGCAGAGGGTATTAACCTTGATAAAATTGGTGCTTATATTGGTTTAGATAGATTAGGTGCTTCAGGTAGTGAAGGAGTCTTAGTTTTTAAAGGGATTGTTGGTGAAGAGGTTCCTCAAGGCATAACTATCAAAAGTAACACAAGTGATACAGTTGTTGAAACCACATTAGGAAATGTTTATGACAACACATCTTGCTACCAAGCTTTCATTTCCGTATCTACTATAGTGAGTAATGCAACCTATACTTTAAGTATCAATGGTTTTTCTTATTCTATTGTAAGTGATGCTGATGCTACTGAACAAGAAATATTAGATGCATTAATAACTTCTCTTTCTGGTGCTAATTCCTTTACAGTTGAGGAAAATAATGGTATTATAGAGATAACGTCTGTTTCAAGATCTAATTCATTATCTGTAATTGCAAGTAATAACCTTGTAATAGATTTTGTATCTTTAGTGACTAGGGCAGAAAATATAGAAAATGGTGCTGTTACTATCCTAGCAAACACTTTAACAATATTTGAATCAACTCCAACAGGAAGTATTTCTGTAAATAATCCTTTAGATTTTAACTTAGGTCGTTTAGAAGAAACTGATGAAGAATATCGTATAAGATTAGGGGAACGTAAGGCTAACACAGGTGTGGCTACCAACGATGCCCTAGTAAGTAGTGTCTCTAATATAAGTGGTGTTACAAGTGTTACAATACTAGAGAACGATACTGTATCTACCCTTCCTTCAGGTCAGCCACCTAAATCATTTCAGTTGTTTGTATTAGGTGGTGATGAGAATACTATAGCACAAACTATCTGGGATACCAAGTCTTCTACAATTAAAACTTACGGAAATGTTGTAAGACTTGTGGAAGATGTTCAAGGAAACATACAAACAGTTTACTTTTCTCGACCTGAACAATCTTATGCTTATGTCAATGTTGTTTATACAATATACTCTGAAGAAGATTTCCCTTCTAACGGGGAGGATTTAATAGCTGCTGCGGTAGTAACTTATGGCAGTAACTTAGATGTTGGTGAGGATGTTATCCCTAAAAGGTTTGCTTCTGCTATTTATGCTGCTGTTGATGGATTAGACGATGTTACTGTAGAAATAGGTTTATCAGGTGCAGTAACCCCCCCTGCAACTTATAGTTCAACAAGGATCCCTGTAGAAAATACTGAGAGTGTAATTTTCCAGTTAGATCATGTTAATGTTTCAGTCTAGGAGGTTAATATGGCAGATTTTTCTCCTATTGATGTAGTGGAAACTGGTATAAGTAGGATGGTATGGGAACTCCAATCTGGAGAAAACCATGTCAAGTTTGCTACATTATATCTTAAACAATTGCAAGAAATAGAGGATTCTTTTTTCCAAATACTAGATGCAGGTAATATTGATTTAGCTGAAGGTGTTCAACTTGATCTGATTGGATATATCATCGGTGTCACCAGAGGTAACATGGATGACACTACTTTTAGAGAGAACCTTAAATTTCAAGTTATTGTCAACACAGCAGAGAGTACATATGAAAGTATTTATACTGCATTTTTTGCATTAACTGAAAGTCCAGATATACGTATTATTGAATCAGGTACAGCTTTTGGTAACGTATTCTTTTCAGGAAAAAATGCTTTCAACTCAACAGCTAAAACATTAATTGAAAATGTAAAAGCTTCTGGAACTAGATGGGTTGTTAAAGGAGATTACTATTCAAATTGCTTGTTAAATGCTTGGGAAAGACCTAACGTATCCCTTGAACCTTTTGAAGTAACCGATGATGGTGATATTTATGAACAATTTAATGTCACAAGTGACACAGTTGTTTATGAACCTTTCCTAGTAGGTGATAGTACCACAACCAACATAGTCACATCAACTATTATAGGAAATAGAAATATACCTTATTGGGAGGGTAGTTTAGAAAATTCACTATCTTCATTAAGATTTCTTTCTTGGGAATTAAATGAAAATTCTTCAACACCAGCAGATTTAGAATGGTTAATTAATTTAGAAAGTTCTACAGATAATATCTATTATTACGCAAATACAACTCTTCCAAGTGATTTAGTCACTTCATAAAAGGATTATAAAATGGCAACAACAATACCGGATATCAGTGTCACTTCTGAGTGGCAAAGTCTTAATAGTTTAAGTGGTATAGCAGTCGGAACCTCATTTCTTGTAAATAATAAAGGGAGTGTCGGAATACTTATGTATGAAAATAATACTATCCCTACAGATAATACTAGTAACAATGGTATTTTACTTACTCCACCTTTCTGGAGTGCATCTTGTAAGTACGTTGAAACTGGTAGTGGTGAGATATGGGTTAAGTGTGCTACACCTGCAAGTTCTAAAGGTTTGATAACAGTTCAACTTAAGAACATAACATAATAGGTTGTTTAATTATGATTATAGATTTTAATGAACAAAGGCAATCACTTGTTCTTGGTTATTCATTGACTGATTGGTTAATGGGTTTAGAAAACACTTGTTATAATATTTATAACTATACCAATTACACATTACCTAACCACTTATCTATAAACCAAACTTATGTCAAATAATAAAGAGGTCAATAAAAATGTATGAAGATATAGACGCACGTCTGGAAGCTGCCACATCTAAAGCAGAAAATGCAAGTGGAATAATGCACGATGTTGCAAATGGTACAGAAGGGGAATTTGTTACAACAGAGAGTGGACAAGTTCCAACAATACCTGAATTCTTAAAACAACTTGATGATGAAATCAACACTAGTGCAGACAGTATCC